ACAGCAGCGCATGGCAAAGCGCATTGAAGAACTGGAGGCGCAGCCAGAGCAGGAGCCGGTGGCGTGGATGTATCACGGCATCCGACACGACGACACGCCTCATGAGCGCCCGAGCCTGATCTGGAAACCAGAGTACATGGATGTCATGAGTGCAGAAAAGGGTGCAAAGGCTACCCCGCTATACACCACCCCGCGCCAATGGCAAGGGCTGACGAATGAGGAGCGTAACAATCTTTGGCGAGATGTCATTGGCTGGGGCGATCCATCACACGATGACGAAGATTTAATGAAGGCCACCGAATCCAAGCTGAAAGAAAAAAACACATGACAGGATTCGGGTTGGCCCCAATAAAGATGGAAGGCGGTATCGCTGATCCTGACGGGTTTGTTTGGGAGTGCAACTGCGAAGACTGCCAAGTTAGGTATCAAGAGTGGAAAGAGGCTTTTGATAAACAGCAGAAACAACTTGAGGAGAAGAACACATGACCCGAATAGATAAAGCATGTTACGAGCGAGGGTGCGCTTGCCACGACGACCGCGTAGATGGCGAAACTGTTGAAGTAGTACAGCGCCGTGAATGGGTCGGGCTGACGGATGATGAGATCAAAGAAATTATTGGGCCATGGGGTGAGACACCCATTAAAGGTTACACCCGTAAATTGTTTGATCTGATCGAAGTAAAACTCAAGGAGAAGAACGATGTTTGATGACATACCTATCAATAACCCGGAGCGTGATAAAGCCTGGGCAGCGTTCATCAAACGCAAAGATGTTAAAGCTCTGATGAAGAATAAGTCAGACTTTAAGTTCCCACTGGACGGCTCGTACGATCTATGGTGCATAGCCTGGGCTAAGGCTTGGGATGTTGGGTTCCAAGAAGGATATGCGTTTGCGCAAAAGGAGTCTGAAGATGAACGAGAACAAAGTTGAAAGCGGCACGCATTTCGTTGGTTTGGCCAAAGAAATTACAACCAACCGCGATGAGTTTCAGGGCGTGATCGTTGGGCGACACATTGGCGGCAAAAGCATTGTGTTGCTGACGTCCATGGCTGACCTCGCAGAAACGCGAGAGATGCTGTACATGGCGTTGCGGGCGTTGGAACACGCGGAAGAAGAGGCCGCTGGGGCTGTAAAGCACTGAGGTAAACATGCTAAACCTACGCGATTACCAGAGCGCGACTCTGGATGCGCTGCGAAATGGGTTTGTGGATGGCCATCACGCACAGATCCTGTACGCACCGACGGGCGCCGGAAAGACAGAGATGGCGATTGCTTTGCTTAATGCGACGCGAATCAAGGGCAACCGTGCGGCCATGATCTTGGACCGGGTGATTCTGTGCGACCAGACAAGCCAGCGGCTGGAAAAGTACGGCATCGAGCATGGCGTGTTGCAGGCGGGGCACTGGCGGCACAGACCCTGGGAGCAGCTACAGGTATGCAGCGCGCAAACATTGGAAAAGCGCGGGTCATTCCCTGGACTAAGCCTGTTGATCGTTGACGAGGCGCACGTCATTCGTAAGCAGACGGCTGACTTCATCAAGGCAAACCCTGAGATCAAAGTGATTGGCCTGACGGCCAGTCCGTTCACGAAGGGGCTAGGGCAGATCTATAGCAATGTTGTGTCGACGGTTACGACGCAGCAGCTGGTGGAGCAGAAGGTTCTGGTGCCGTTGCGTGTATTCATTGCTAAAGAGATCGACATGGACGGCGCCAAGAAGGTTGCCGGCGAGTGGTCTCAGGCTGAGTCTGAGAAGCGCGGCATGCAGATCACGGGCGACATTGTTGCGGAGTGGATAGCCAAAACGACAGAAATCTATGGCGGCCCGCGCAAAACGATTGTGTTCTGTTCGGGCGTGAACCATGGTGCCGATCTTGCCAAGAAGTTTGCAGAGCATGGCTACAATTTTGTGGCCGTGAGCTATCGCGATTCGGATGACTACAAGCGCGAAGTGATTGAAGAATTCTCAAAGCCCGACACAGAAATACACGGGCTGATTGCGACTGACATCCTGACCAAAGGGTTTGACGTGCCGGACGTGATGATCGGAGTATCGGCGCGGCCATTTTCCAAGTCATTGTCGAGCCACATCCAGCAGATGGGCCGGGTGATGCGGTCATCGGAGGGCAAAGAATTTGCGCTGTGGCTAGACCACTCAGGCAACTATCTGCGCTTTCGGAATGATTGGGAGGCGGTGTACAGCGGCGGCGTGATAGAGCTGGATGACAGTAAAGAAAAGCCCAAGCGGGAGCCGACCACAGACGAGAAGGCCGCAGCCAAGTGCCCAAAGTGCGGGGCGCTGTGGCCGCAGGGGTCGGATACCTGCTTGGCTTGCGGTCATGTGCGACAGAACAAGAGCATGGTTCAGAACGTGCCCGGTCGGATGGAAGAATTGGCCAGCAATATTGCTACCGGGTCGATCTCGAAGCAGCAGTTCTGGTCGCAGCTGATGCACTACGTGCTGTATCAAGGCAAGTCTCGGGGCTGGGCGGCGCATACATACCGCGAGAAGTTTGGAGCGTGGCCGCGTGGGTTATCTGACAAGCCAGAACCGCCGGGCAAAGAGGTCGAAAAGTTTATTAAGCACCGGCTAGTCGTCTACCTGAAGCGCAGAAAGGTAGCCTGAGTGTCAAACCCTATCCTGTGTAGGATTTAGCAATGGATCTAGTTTCATTTTGCCGGGCGCACGGCATCCTGATTGATAGCCTGCCGCCTGTTGGAATATGGAAGCGATACCCGACGGACGATCACCCTCGAAAGCGTAACGGTGCGGTGAAGTACATGGGCACGCATGCGTTTGTGCAGAACCATGCGACCGAGACGGCAATATCAGTATGGAAACCGGACGGCCAAGTCGATACAGACAGGTTCCGCCGGATGAACCAAGACGCAGAAGCGCGTCACCGGATGGCCCAAGAGCGGGCGGCAGAGAAGGCGCGATTCATTCTGTCGAAGTCGGCGCCGTTCGAGCATCCATATCTGGCGGCCAAAGGGTTCCCGAAAGAGCGGGGGCTGGTCTACCAGTCGGATGATCTGCTGCTGGTCGTACCGATGCGGGTGGCCGGGCGGACGGTTGGGTGCCAGTTGATCGCGCCGGACGGAAGCAAGCGCTTTCTGTTCGGCCAGCGCACGTCGGGCGCTACGCATACGCTCGACGCAAAGGGGGTGCATGTGCTTTGCGAGGGTTACGCCACGGCGCTATCGGTACAGGCGGCGTTGCGGCAGCTGAAGATCGCGTATCGCATTCATGTCTGCTTTTCGGCGGGTAATCTGGTCAAGGTTGCGTCAGCGCTGCCGGGCGGCGTAGTGATTGCCGACAATGATGCAAGCCAGACGGGGCAAAAAGCCGCCGAGGCTACCGGATGGCCCTATTGGGTCAGCGATAGCCCCGGAGAGGATGCGAACGACGCGCACCAGCGGCTGGGTTTGTTCAGGTTTTCGCAGTCACTGGGGGCGGTGTTTCGTTCTGCTGCAAGGACTGGGCGAGGGTCTGATAAAAGCGCCATTTAGCCACAATGGCGGGATCTTCTCGGGGCGGGGTCCAGCCATGCTCGCGCCATGTCTGCTCGACGTCGGTCGTCTTTTTGTAGGGTTTCATTCTGTGGCCTCCAGTTTGGCGCGGATGAGCCGCGCGAGCTTAGGCGAGTCCATGGCGTGCACATTCGGGACCAATATTGGCGGCTCGGGGATGTCCCATTTTGCGCTCTCTTGCATGATGGCAACCTGACCGGATGGCAGGCGGTAAAGGTGCCAGCGTGTCGGCGCCATGGCGGCGCGCAGTTGGTCGTGCTGTGTGCGGGCTTGTTTGATTAGGGCTTCTGTGTCCATGGCGTCACCGGAAAAAACGATTGACAACACTACGCGACAAACTGCGGCGGGCTTCTGCACGGATAGCGTCACCGGATGAATGGTCGGCCCTCCAGTAGTCCCAAAGAGCGGACGACAGGACGGCGCACACGGCGCGGCGGTACTCGGTCGGCCAGTATTGGCCCGTGCAGTAGTCAATCTGCACCGTGTCCCCTTGAGGGGTGATGCTCAGGCGCCCGCTGTACGCATGCCGGGCGGCTTCGATGATTGCATCCGCGCTGATGCTGCGATTGCTGACGGCCAGCAGTAATTCGCGGGCGTGGTGCAAGTCGCGGGTGATGGATCGCATTTCGGCGCGGTACGCGGGCACGCTCCCGTAGTTGCCGAACTCTAAGCCGGGGCGCCGACGAATCCAGCGGTCGAGGGCGTCGATTATGGTCTGCTTCATCTTCAAGGTCTCCAAGGGTGCCCCCCGAAGGGGGCGGGTTGATTAGGGTTGATAATGTGGAAGCGAGCGAATCCAAGCATCGCCGCGAGTGTGTACGTCGCGCACGGCAAACTGAATGCCGGCCTCACGCAGTGCGCGGACGTAGCGCGGGGCGTCGCAGTCCTCTTCTAGCCAGACGAGGTCAGCGCCGTCCTGGTACGAGTACGCGCTGATTTTGTCTAGCAGGCCAAAAATTCGCAGGTGCTGGCGGTCGGCTGCGATCCAGCCGTGGCCGGGATCTTGTACGTAATCGAGCGTGAGCATTATTCGGCCTCCTGAGCGTAATCTTCCAGGGCGGTCACGAGCCCGTCGAAGTCCTCGGACGGGCCGAGCATGGCGGCGAGCATGTACACGGTCGAGCGGTCAACGCCAGCATCCTCGGCCAGGGCGTCGAGGTATTCGCGGCGGGAGTGGTGCGGTAGATAGTCAAGCATTGCAAGGTCTCCAAGTTGTGCCCTTGCGGGCGGTCAGAAAGTGATGCGGCGGCGTTCGAGGGTTTCGACCCGATCGCCCCATGATTCGACGCGATAGCGTCCGGCCCAGTGTGTGATTGTCGCGGCGTAGGTATCGCCCGCGTTGAGCCACGTCAGCCACTGGCCGTCGGATGCCTGCGCGCCTTCAATCCCGTGCGTACCGGCGAGCACGTCCAAGGCTGTCATGCGGAGGTCCAGGGTCGAGGGCGGGTGATAACAGTCGCGGATGCGGGCCTCGCATGCCGGGAGGTACTCTAGCCACGAGCGGGATGCCTCCAAGATGCGGCGGGCCTCGGGTGCACGGTCCCCAAACACGGTGCGCAGTGATTTAATGCTCGGGAGCATGGTCAAACCCCCTGGATGCGGCGGGCGACAAGGCGCCCCCAAATATTGCGGATCTCGGCGTGCGGCGAGCAGTAGCGGAGCCAGTCCAGCGCTTCGGATCGCGTCCAGGCGCGGCGGCGGGTGCCATAGTCGTCGGTGATGATGTACATATTCAGCCCTTTTGCAGGTAGGTGTCGCGCCACTGTGTGAGCGCATCGAATACGGATTGACGGGAGCCGCGCAGGCCGAACTCGGACTTGATGATTGAATAGGCGCTGCGGCCACGGTGGCGCATGCCTAGCAGTTCGAGGCGCAGCATCTGGCGCAGTGCGAGCAGGCGGGCGGCTTCGATTGCGGTCGGGTCGGTAATAGTCGTCATGGGCAGGTCTCCAATATTGCCCCCAAAGGGGCGGACGGGTTAGCGCACGACAAACCAAGCGGGGCGGTCGGCGACTGGTGCGACGGTGTAAGCGCGGCCAGTGAACTCGGCAAGTCGCCGGGCTTCGGCTGCGGCGGTCGTGTAGCCGCGCTGATAGTTCGGGCTTTCGTCGCCGTCGTCGGGGTGCGGGACGGGCGGACCGTCATAGCGCGGGTTACGCTCCCAGGTGTCACGGTCGGAGAGTATCCAGGCGCGATCAGCAGGGGCGCCGCAGTTGTAGCGCCATTCGTCGATTGCTTCGCGAACCGTGGCGATGCGTGTTATGTCGTCGGGGTGCGGGATGTTCATAGCGTCTCCAATGTTGGCGTTTACTTGGCGGGTTTAGTAATCCTGGAGGATTGGCGGCGATTCCAGTACCGGACAACAGCGTGAGCGCGTGCGCGCTGGTCTGCGGTCCATCCGGCCTCGGGGCGCGCCAGGACGTCGCGGGCCGTTCCCAGAGTCATGCCGGCGGTCCATCTGGTGTAGGTTTTAGTGTTCATTGCGTCGGTCTCCGTTGTGTCAGTCAGAACTGCGGGTGCTACACCCTATGTGCATAACAGATTCGTGCCAACCCCTAAAAAAGCTTTATAAATCAACGCCTAGTGTTTTCCCTACGCTGGCCAGATATACAGTAAACGGGGATTCAGGCATGGCGTGTGCTTGCGTGTTCCGTGGATGTTCCGGTATGCTTCGGCCGGGTAATAAAGCCCGAAGGGCATCAGGCCATGCGACGATCAGACATAGCTAAAGCACTAGAACAGATACCGGACAAAGCATTGTTTGGGCAGGCAGCAGAAGGCTTAACGCCTAAGATGCGCAAGTTTGCTAGGGAGGTGGCCAAGGGCAGCACTAAGGCTGAGGCGTACCGGAGAGCGTACAACCCAAACCCAGCGCCCAGCACCATCGTCACAACGCCATACAAGGTCGCTAGCGATCCGAGAGTAAAGCGCGAGATAGAGGCTTATCAGGTGGCCTTAGCAGCGCAGGAATATCGAACCCCTGCGGCTTTGCGCTCCCTGGTAATCCAATCTCTAACTGAGACGCTTCTATCCGAGGACACTCCACCCGCGGTCAAGGTCCAGGCCGCCAAGGTCTTGGGCACGGTGACCGAGGTTGCGGCATTCACCGAGCGGCGAGAGGTGACGCGCATCGACAATTCGCAGGCTGCGAAAGACAAATTACTCAACGAGATCAAGGATATGCTGCGAACCGTGGACGCTCCGGCTGCGGATGCGGACTCGCTGTTGGCTGAATTGGCCGGTCCGGACCCCCACCGTGACCCACCCCCCCAAATTGACGAGCCGACGCACCATGGCGACGTACATA